TGCGAGGTCGGTTGCTGTTCCTTTTACTTGCATTTTACTTTTCCTAAATTGATAATACTTCTGCCTCAAAGTAGTCCATCAACTTATTTGGCGGAACTTTATACTTCTTTGAAACACTATTTATAGTTTTGTCAAAAGTATTTAGGAAATCTGAAGGTTTAGACTCCATTTCCTTGAAAATAGCATCAACAGCACTCTTCATCTTAGGAGATAACTTCTTATACTCCTTAGATGTTTTATGCTCATCTTTTTCTGGTAACTCTTTATAGAGTTCAGAAATCGTCTTACTCACTATCTTCTTCTACCTCTGGAATATGATGTGTAACGAATGTTTTCGCAACATCTTGTCTTTTTGTTTCTAGTGCATCACCAACTTTAGCTGCAAGAGCATTATTAAAGTGTGTTTCTGCGGCAAGGTTATCGCCACTTGCAATAGAGTCTACAAAATCTCTTACTAAATTTTCCATCATTTATCTCCTTTTGTTGGATCATTCTGTGCGAACATACCATCATCCTGACCCATTGGATCAGCACCCATATCTCCGCCTGACTCATCCTTAATCTGGTTGTCAATTTCTTCAATCTCTTCATCAGACATTCTTAGAACATTCTTTCTCACATATTCTTTAGAGAAATATGTTCCTACATAACTTTCAATCTGACCCAACATATCAATGCGGTTCTGTAAAATTTCTGCATTTTTTAGCTCAGTAAAGTGTCCATCTTGCATGAAGTCAAATTGAAGATGTTCTTTAATTGTATTCCACTCTTCTTCTGCAATAACGCCTTTTAGAATAAGTTGTGTTCTCAACATATCCATAAACATTACTGTAAACTTTTTACGAAGTTTTTGGACAAATTTAGTAAACTTTAATTCGTCACGAGTAATGTTATCAGAACGACCAATAGAGAATGAGTTTTCTGCTTCTAATCTTGAGATAGGAACATTAAGTGAACGATACAATTTCTGTTGGAAGTATTTTATGTCATCAATCTCTCCCAAGTTTGAACCGCCCGGCAGAGTAGTAATCTCTGTTCCTCTACCACCTTCTCTACGAGGTAGCCAGAAATCTTCCAACATTGACATATGATTTCTATCGTCACGAATTTCACCAGTTCGTGCATCATACACCAACTTGTTTCTATAACGATTCATCACATCTTTAAGATATGCTTCTGCCTTTACTTTAGGCAAGTTACCAACATCAATGTAGAAAATTCTACGCTCAGGCGCACGAGAGATACGGTAGATTACCAACGCATCTTCAATCATACGCAACTGATTTACAGGTTTGATTGCTTTGTGTAGATAAGAAAGCACAGTTCCTTTGTGCATATCTACAAGTCCAGAAGGACAATATGTTATTGAGTCAGCAGTAATCTTAATACCACTGGATGTTCCTGTGTTTTGATCAAGTCCTTTATCATTGTATAGATAAAAATCCTCAATCTTTTTAACTAAATCCAAACCAGTTTTTGGATCTTTTTCTTTTCTTTGTTCCCTCACCTTTTTAATCTTGCGAGGGTCGATATATCTTACTTCCTTAATACCTTTTCTTGGTGACTTTGTATCAATAATTTTATGATAGTAAATGCGTCCATCAACATACCATCTTCTAAAGATGTCATGTCCTTTTGCATTAAAGTCGAGCAAACGCAATACCTCATCGAACTCATCTCTGATTTTCGATTTGATATTTGCAGAAAGTTCTAGTCTGTCGAGGGAAATAGATACTGATTGTCCTCTTTCATCAGAGACAATCGCTTCATTCGCAATATCTTCAACCGCACTATCACACTCTGGTTGTTGTGCAATATCTCTATATCTGCGAATTAAGTCAAGTTCATTCCGATCACGGCCATCCATATCAAGGATAGACGCATAGTGTCCACCACCCGATACAATGTCAAGTGTGCCATCGTCAGTAGAGGGAGCAGTGAATCCATCACTACTCCCACTCTGATTCGCCCTTGTGATTCTGAAACCAAAAAGTTCAGCCATACTATAGTTCTCCTAGTTTTACCCAACTATTTAGTCGGATTGTAAAACTGGATTAGACACCAACAGATGTAAAGTGCGTATAACGCCAAGTTACATCAAAGGTCTCTACCTCACTTACGGTATCGTAAGAAAGTTCAATTGGAGCAACTACTGTTGGCCAACAGTTTCTAAGAATATACTGTTTCAACACAGAGTCATCTCTGTCCAACTGTTGGATTGTCATTTGTGAGACATAATCTTGGACATTGTTAAGTCCAGTATTTTCATCTAGATCATTGATACCGTTCATCCATCTTTCCATAGCGTCACGCACCATAAAGTCCGTATCGTTAATGATTGTGGTTGTCCATGTTTCAAATGTTCTGTCACCAGCAAGGAATAGTTGTCTTCCTCTGAAGTTTACAGGGATTTCTGTAATTGTTTGTCCTGGCAATGAAGTTGCCTTTACCAAAAACGATGTTCTAGCAGAATCCAAACCAGTAAAGATTGTGTTTGGAGTCGTTAAGATAGCACGATATTGGTTAGCACGAGCGCCGCCACCAGCGATCATTGCCTTGAAGTCGTCAATACTAGCCATGATTATCCTCCTATCTCACTAAACGACACTCCAGTTCTCACTGCAATGAAGTTGAGCGTGATGTAGTTGATTGAGCGAGCAGGTTTGATGTAAATGTCACCAACAAACTCATTTCTATCAATTACTTCACCAGTGTTATTTGTTTCATCACAAATTACTGAAAAGTCTGTGATACCTCTCCGTCCTTGAACATCTCTCAAGAATGGTTCTACCAAGTTCTTAAACTGTGCCTGTGTGAATGGATCGTTGAATTCAAACAGTTGGAACTTAGCAGCGGTTGCAATTGCCTTCTCAAGAACAAGGAACAATCTGCGAACATTAATTCTGTCAAATGCACTTGGTCTAGAAAGCGCAGTCTTGTCTCCGAAGAGAACTGTGCCTTGGCCAGGGAATGTGCATACAGGGTTAATGCGAGCAGGATAAAGAATGTCTCTTTGTCCTTTTGTTGGGTTGAATGCAAGTTTAACTGCACCACGAACTTGTCCTCTGTTGTAACCCGCTGGTGAGAACCAAGGGTCTGCAACATTGTCTGTGTTCGCAGCAAGTCCAGCAATATCACCGTTCAATGGAACAAATCTGTAAACATCATTGTATCTGTCATACATATATTTGTATCCACTGTCAAATACTGCATAAGAAGAACTTGCGAGTTGATCGAAGAACCCTTTAACATTATTTGTTTGTGTAATACCACTTGTAACACCAACCACATCAGCTCTACGAGGTGAAATGAAACCTACGCAATCCTTACGTCCTTCACAAAGGTCGATAATCATGGTTGCGTGTGTAACACCATCTGTTCCAGCTGCGGCAGGGCCTGCCATAACTAGGTTAATGTCTGTTGTATCTGGATCTGCAAACAATTGATATGCAGTATCTAGTTCACCGATTGTAGGTGTATCATCTGTTCCACCAGAAAGTGAAGATGTTAGAACACCAGCATCACCAGAACCAGAAGCATATGTAGAACCAGAAGCAATGTCTGTTCCAGCATTTGTTAGGGATGCATCGTGATCCATCCAACGAACATAGTTAGAACCAACATTTAGAACATTTGCGTAAAAGTTTGAACTTCCTTGTGGTGTTTTAGCAGAAGCAGCCTGTGAAACGAAAGCAAATGTTTCGATTACAGCGTTTCCTCTTTGACCAGCAAGATCTGCATCAAAACCTGTTAGACCACCAGTATAATCGAATACAACAATGTGCATCTCATCACCAGAAATTCCTTTTGATGTTGCCCATGTTGATGTGCCAGGCGCACCATCGAATAGGTCATAGAACTTCCAGCGTCTACGAATTGCAGTATTATCTGCAACGATAGACTTGATACCACCACCGTTAGGGTTGTCTAGTTGACGAACTGTTAGGTCATTTACTGATATTCCAGTAACTTCATACTGTGAACCGTCTGCTTCTTGGAAGTAAACAATATCACCGATTGAGAACTCTGTTCCATCATCAACTGTGACTGTTGTGTCACCAACTGCAAGAGCACCATCAGTCAATGAAGTGGTTGTTTGTTCGTATGCAGTCGCAGATGAACAAATTGATACGCCAAGAGCGTTACCATATGTGCCTGGGAACTTTGCAGCCCAGTTTCCTACTGAACCTTGTCCAGCAGCATAATTGTTTTCATAATCATCATTATTCTTAATCTTCAGACCAGATCCATCGGCCGTAGCGTTGACTGCAGCTGTATCTGCACGAACAACACGAAGGCCATTGGTATACTGAAGAAAGTTGGCGGCGGTGAACCAAGACTCAAAGTTAGTTGAGTTAGGTTTACCAAAAACTTGAACAAGTTCTGCTTCTGAACCAATCGGAATGATTTCTTCTACTGGGCCTTGTGAAAAGTCACCAGCAATCGCACCGATTGAAGTTG